GCACGCCAACTTGTGAGGGAATCTTCACAAACAGGAACAGCAGAAGGCTCAGAAGAGTGGGCTGGTGTTGCTCTACCATTAGTAAGACGTATCTTTGCAGAATTTGCTGCTAAAGAATTCGTAAGTGTTCAACCAATGAACTTGCCATCAGGTCTTGTATTTTACTTAGACTTTAAATATGGTACAAGTCAAGCTGGATTCACTGGTGATCAAGCTGATCCAGTATCTGCTGCAGGTCATCCATTTGGTGCTGCTGAAGCAGCTGACTCTATGTTCGGTATCACAAATACATCTGGTGATCCATCAGGTGGTCTTTATGGTGGAGGCCGTTTTGGGTATTCAGTTAACGATGTAGAAGTAACAGGTGTAACAGCAACTGTTGCAACTGCAACTAGTGCGTCTGTTAATTTTGATTCAAATATCACTAACTTGACTGACTTTAATGATTCATTCAAGACTGTAACTATTGCAACTTCATCATTGTCAGGTTTAGATACATTGGCAGTTCGTGCATTTACAATTGAATCAGGTGCGTCTGGAGCATTTGCTGGATTGTATCCTGCATATACTAAAATTGATGGTGGAAATGTTGTATTTGTAGTGTCTGGTTCTGCAGCAAGCGGTGCTAACACTACTGTTAAGTTTACTAAACAGCCTACCGATATTACAAGAGGTGATTTTGAAGCAGGTAAACTTCCTGTTGATGGAAATGCAATCGATACTGATATCGACATTCCAGAATTGAACCTTGAACTTCAAAGTGAAGCAATTGTTGCTAAGACACGTAAGTTGAAGGCTGTATGGACTCCTGAGTTCGCACAAGACCTTAACGCTTACCACAGCATCGATGCTGAAGCTGAATTGACTTCAATGTTGTCAGAATATGTATCAATGGAAATTGATCTTGAAATTCTTGATATGTTGTTGTCATCTGCTCCAACCGTTGAATATTGGTCTGCAGTAAACAACGAAGTATGGAACGGATCAGCATTTGATCAAACATCTACTTCAACTGGTGGATTCTACAACACTCAAGGTGGATGGTTCCAAACTTTAGGTACTAAACTTCAAAAAGTATCTAACAAGATCCATCAAAAGACCTTAAGAGGTGGAGCTAACTTCCTTGTAACTAGTCCAGCTGTTGCAACTATCCTTGAATCTATTCCTGGATTTGCTGCTGACACTGACGGTAACTCAATGGAATTTGCTGCTGGTGTTCAAAAAGTGGGTGCTATCAATAACAGATACACTGTATACAAGAACCCATACATGAAAGAGAACGTAATCCTTATGGGTTATAGAGGTGCTCAGTTCCTTGAATCAGGAGCGGTATTTAGCCCTTATGTTCCACTTATCATGACTCCATTAGTGTACGATCCTAAGAACTTTACACCAAGAAAAGGTGTAATGACTCGTTACGCTAAGAAGGTTGTCAGACCGGAATTTTATGGGAAGGTATATGTTAAAGGTCTTGAGACTCTTTAATATTATTCTCGTAATATTTTATAAGAAAGTGTCGGCATTTATTTGTCGACACTTTTTTTATGTTTATTGTATTATTTTCCATAAAAGTCTATATTTATAATAAAGAATAAGTTTTATGGTAATATACGAAACAATAAATAAAATAAACGGAAAACGTTATATTGGTAAAGATAAACACAATAATCCAAACTATCTCGGTTCGGGTAAAATACTCAATAAAGCTATTGATAAATATGGTAAAGAGAACTTTGTTAAAACAATATTAGAACATTGCGACTCAGAAGACCATATGGCAGAAAGAGAACGCCATTGGATTAATATCACTAATGCGCAGGCTTCGGAACAGTACTATAATATAGGCGAAGGTGGTTATGGTGGAGATAACATAACACACAATCCAAACAGAGATTTGTTCATCGAGCGTGTTAAGGAGAATAGAAAAACACATCCTACATGGAAGCCAACTGCTGAGAATAAACAAAATATGAAAACCGCCGCTCAAGGTCGTTACACACTAGAATGGTTTCAGTTGAAATATGGCAATGAAGAAGGCGAACGCCGTTATAAAGAACGTAATCGCCGCTTATCAACAAGATATTTAGACGATAAAACAGAACGATGGTTGAATGAACTTACTCCTGACATATTAATAGAGTTATTGAAAGAAAAAACACAAGAACAAATAAAACAGGAATATAGCATTACTCATAAGCGATTATACAAAAAATATCAAGAGTTTTGGGGATGCAACACGTATACAGAAGTTAAGAAACACGTATTGTAGAAAATGGCTGCACTTTTTTTATGTTCTTTAATTAGTTAACAACATATTTATTAATAGTATGGATAGATATGATAAATTTTTTAAACGCGTAGATTTAGTACAAAATCAAGTAGCTAGAGAAAATTTAGCTGAAGAAAAAAAGTCAAAGCTGAACAAGAAACGCATTCAACAACAAAATGCAGAACGATTTGCTGAATATCAACAAATATTACGAGCAGAATTAGAAGCGAGGATTTTTGCTAATGTTAGTAGCACTGGGGGTGGTACAAGTAGCACCGGGGGTGAACCATCATTCTCCTTCGGCAATGCCCTTCAATTTGATGGGGTGAATGATTATGTCGCTTTACCCGAAAACATAGCTTTAGGTGATATAGCAACAGGTAATATTTCTTTTAGTGGTTGGGTTTATTGCGATACCGCGATAGGTGCAACAGGAGGAATGTTATTTGATTTGGGTGCTAATGCTCTAGCAGATAATTTAAGATATTTTCCACGACTGATTTATAATACTACTCAAAATCAATTTCAACTTAGTAATAATAACAGTTTTTATGCCAATGCGTATTTAAGTGGCTATGTAAACATATTTGGCAATTCAAACGCTATATATTTTGGAAGTAATACATCAAATTGGCATCACATAGGCTTTTCAACAGATTGCACAGATTTAACACGCCTTAAAATATACGCAGACGGTGTAAAAATTTTTGAGGGTAGATTAAATGGAAACACTGTTGGAAGATATACTTATACTTCTGGTGCTTTTGCAGTTTTAGGTCAGATTTTCAATAGCACAAATAGACTTAAACACGCCGCTGATGAATATGCGTTTTTCCCAACTGTTTTAACAGACCAACAATTTGCAGATTTATACAACAACGGGAATGGTAAATTAGCCACCGATATTGCAACTCCTACGTGGTATAGTAGATTTAATGGAGAGACTGGAGACACAGCAGTGGTAGACGAGATAGCATCAAATAACGGAACACTTAACAATTTTAACACAGCCACTTGTTGGGTAGAACATTAATTATGAAATACGGATACATTTATAACATACAAGACACTCCAAGCGGTAATTTTTGGACACAATCAAGAGAAATTGAGTTACTTGATGGTTCAATTGTTTACGGCTGTGAGGGTAATTTTGAAATAGAAGAAGGCAAAGGTCAGATGTTTACTCGACAAAATTTCATTACGTGGTTAGAGGAAAATAGAAAACAAAAAAACCAATGATATTAAAATAAAAGATACTATGATATAAAATATATAATATTATATAATGTATATTTATATTAAATGAACAATGATATAGAAATACCATGGCAAACCTTTCAAAAATTGCCAAATATTCAACGTTTGCCGTTAAATGAACAACGTCTACAATATCATTATTATATTCAATCATTAGAACGAACAATACATAATTCACAAATTCAAACATGGGACACCGTACCTGATGCTGGATTATCGCCATTAGATATTCTTCGAGCATCATTCTTGTTGCAAGAAAATGGAGATTATATTCTTCAAGAAGACGGGTCTAGAATAAGGTTAGCATAATGGCAGATTTACCAATATCAGGATTACCGGCAGCAAGTTCTTTAACAGGTACTGAATTATTTGCTGTCGTACAAGGCGGCGTTACTAAATATACTACTGCAACTAACATAAACTATGTTACATCAAACAATTACGGATTGTTTAATCAAACAGGTTCATCAACACCAGTAACGGGTAGTATTGTAGAAGAAAATCTAATCGGTGGTGGTGTAGGAACACTTTCAGTTCCTGCAAATGGATTCAAACAAGGTGATGCATTTCATGCAATACTTACAGGATTATGTACTTTCCATAACGGTGATTCATTAGATATTAGAGTTAAATCAGATAGTGTTATATTAGCCGAAACAGGAACATTAACTCTTGCAAATGCATCTAACAAAAGATGGAAATTGGAAATATATTTTTCTATAAATCAAATTGGTGCTGCTGGTACAGCTGAAATCACATCAGCGGGTACGTTTATGTATAGTGAAGACCAAGCAGGTAAGTTTAATGGAACTAATTTTAGTCTTATAAATTCATCATCATTTGATACAACAATTGATAATACTTTAGCAATAACATCACAATTTGATGATGTTGATTGTTTTATTCAATCAAAGATTTTTACACTTAATAAAACATTTTAATCGTTGATATTTATTAATAAAGGAAACGGATGGGAGTCTTTTCAACCAATTTAGCAGAAATAACATCAGGCGGATTAATTTCGTCGAGTCATGCTTCAGATTTATACGGGGTATTGTCTGGAAGTATACGAGAAGATGTAGTAATCTCAGGATCATTTACTATATCAGCCGGACCAGTTGTATTTTTATCAGGTTCTGCAACTCAATTCGTAGTAACAGAATCAATTCACACTACACTAACATCTACATCAGCATCAATAACGTCGGCATCAATAAGCAACATATATAACAATGTTACTATTGAATCAGCAAGTATATCACACAATGCAACAGACTTTACCATTAATGGTACAGGGTCAGCTGATAGAATTGAAGTTGGAAGTTCAACCGTAACAGATACTACACTAACTAGTACATCCGCTTCAATTTCATATGCATCAGTAACTGATAAATTTATATCAGAAGGCACCATTCTTTTTTATACAGCATCACTTCCAACATCTGATCCTGCAGTGAATGGGCAATTATGGAGAAG